TGGTAGTGTAACATCAACAACTGCACCAGCGTTTGCTGATCAGTAAAACTAATAATGTGGGGCTTCGGCCCCACAGTTCTTGATTAAGGAGGGAACATGGCAGATACAGTTACAGGACCGACTATCCTACAACAAAATGACGCTCGCGTTACAATCAAAATAGTCAATCAATCAGACGGAACAGGAGCAACAACAGTTTTCGGTGATGTGTCAGCACTAGACGCAAGAGCAGACGGAACTGCTGTGGCACACTTAGGATTACTTAGAGTTTGGTTTTCTTGCCAAGGAGGCGATGGAGGTGACTCTTATGCGCGTCTAGATGAAGAAGATTCAGATGGAGATATTCCTATAATAGGATTAACAGGAACAGGGTATTGGGATTTTAGAGAATTTGGTGGCATACCAGCAGATAAATCTAGCAACAGTAATCAAAGTGATGTTAATTTTGTCGTGCCTGGTGCTGCTGATAGTGGCAACATGTACACAGTTGTAGCTGAATTTCAAAAGATTTACTAAAGGTTTAAATGGCTTATTCAGGCACACAAACCTTTAATCTTTCGATTGAGGAAATAATAGAAGAGGCATACGAGAGGTGTCAATTAGAAACTCGTAGTGGTTATGATTTAAAAACTGCTAGAAGATCTATGAACTTAATGTTAGCAGAGTGGGCAAACCGTGGTTTAAATTTATGGACCATAACATATGCGACACAAACATTAACTGCTGGTACAAATTATTATCCTATTGATCAAAAAGTGGTAGACATAGTAGATGCTGTTGTAACAACTACAGCAGGTGCAACTTCTAATTTAGAAGGAGATAGTAGCACTACAGATGTTGCTATGAATAGAATTTCTAGAACTGAATATATGAATTTAAGCAAGAAAGAAAATGCATCAACAGGTGATGCAAGACCTACACAATTTGCTTTAGTTCCTGGTACAGTTACAACTGGAGGTTCGTCCAGTAGTGGTAGGCCAGAAAATGATATGACATTGTTTTTGTATCCTAGTCCAGATAAAGCTTACATATTTAAGTATTTTTATATTGGTAGAATAGAAGATGCAGGTAGCTATACAAATAACGCTGATGTACCATTCTATTTTCTTCCTTGTTTGACGGCTGGATTAGCATACTATATAAGTTTAAAAAGAGCACCAATGTTAAGTGCAAACTTAAAGGCGGTGTATGATGAAGAATTTAAGCGTGCTTCTGAAAACGACAGAGAAAGGGTTTCTTTTAGAGTTGAACCAGCACGGGCGTACACACCATAGGAGGTAATATGCCAACATGTAAACATTGTGATCACGAATGTCATTGTAGTAATGGCGGTTCGTGTTGCGGAGGACAGTGCCAATGTGGCAACTGTGAATGTAAAAAGGAGGAAGAATGAGTAATAAAAACTGGAATACCCAAACTGCTAACGCTAGTGGATCTACTGGTGGAGTAAAAAGTAATTGGAGTCATAGAGGTACTAATTCTATACCTACTGCTAAACCAAAAGAAAAAGAAAAAACTATTTCTATAGCAGAAGGTGAGATACACGGTACAGTTCAAGGTATGGGTGCAGCTACTAAAGGTGGCAAGTATCATTGGTCTAGTAAGAATAAAAGTAATTGGTAAATTAAATGGCTTACGCAACAGGTAAATATGCTAAATTTATTTCTGATCGTAGTGGTATGGAATATCCATACAAAGAAATGGTCGTGGAATGGAATGGTGCACGTGTTCACAAAAGTGAGTTTGAGCCTAAGACACCACAGGACAGACCTAACAAGCATTCGCCAGATGCAGAAGCATTGCAATTTCCAAGACCAGCAAGAACAGAAAATGCAACAGAAAGATTATTGCCTCTTGATCCATTTAGACATGAATCTGGAACTGATGTAATAAAAATTTTTGAACCAGGACACGGTAGATCTACAGGAGATACTGTTAGATTTAGAAATGTTGTGGACATTTTTGTTGTTGATATGGATAGTGAAAGTGGTCATAGCATAACAAAAATAGACGATGATTTTTACAGTATATCAACTGGTGGATTAGCATCTTCAAATTTGGTTAAAGGCGGTGGAGGACAAGCATCAGCTGGTCCAGTGACGGTGAGTAATTAATGACTACATACGCACAACTAACGCAACAGATATTAGACTACACAGAAACAAGCACTGATGTATTAACATCTACAATTACAGACGATTTTATAGAACACACGGAAAATAAAATACTAAAAGAAGCTGACTTGGATGCTTTTAAATCACATCAATCAGCTAACCTTGTCGCTGACAATCCATTCTTATCATTACCTGGTGGCACATCGCCAGATCCAACGTCACTTGCTACAATTAGAACAGTTCACATATGGCCTGCTTCAGGTACGCCAACAAGAGATTTTTTAGAACATCGTGATCTTAGTTACATGAATGAATATTGGCCTGATAGAACTGCTACAGGCACACCAAGGTATTGGTCATGGTGGGATCAAAACACAATTTATCTTGCTCCTACGCCGGATTCAGCGTATAACGTGGAGTTAGGAATTACTAGATTACCAACAAGACTATCTAGTTCTAACACGACCTCATGGTTGGGTGACAATGCCCCAATGGCATTGTTGTATGGATGTCTTGCAGAAGCCTTCAAATTCTTGAAGGGACCAGCTGAAATGCTGCAATTATACGAACAATCTTATCAACGTGCTATGCAAGAGCTTATAGTTGAGCAAACTGGAAGGCACAGACGAGATGAATATTTGCATGGAGAGTTAAAATTCCCTATGCAATCTACAAAAACAAAAACTATAGGAGAATAAAACATGGCTATAACTCAAGCTGTCTGTACTAGTTTTAAGCAAGAAATTCTTGTCGAAGGACATAATTTTACTGCTTCATCTGGAGACACTTTTAAAATTGCACTGTACACAAGTTCTGCTTCTTTAGATGCCTCAACTACTGCTTATTCCAGTTCAAACGAAGTTTCTGATTCAGGGTCTTACTCTGCTGGCGGTGGGTCACTTACAAGTGTAACACCAACAACAAGTGGTACGACTGCAATCTGTGATTTTGCTGATATATCTTTTACGTCGGCTACTATTACAGCACGTGGAGCTTTAATTTATAACAGTAGTAATTCAAATAAAGCAATATGTGTATTAGATTTTGGTGGGGATAAAACATCTACAAGTGGGACGTTTACAATTCAATTTCCAGCAGCTGATGCAAGTAACGCTATACTAAGATTAGCATAGGATTTTAAATGGCATTAGTAATTAATGATCGTGTAAAAGAAACTACGACAACCACGGGAACAGGCGCTGTATCTCTCGCTGGTGCAGTCACTGGTTTTGAAACTTTTGCTGCTGGTGTAGGCAATAGCAATACAACATACTATGCTATTGTTCATCAAACAGCAAACGAATTTGAAGTAGGTTTAGGTACACTAGACGGTGATAGTTCAGATCTTACACGTACAACAGTTATATCTTCTTCTAATAGTGATAGTGCAGTTGATTTTGCAGCAGGTACCAAAGACGTATTTTGTACAATACCGGCAAGTAAATTAATATTTGAAGATGCAAGTAATGATGTAACGATAGGACGTAACTTAACTGTTACAGGTGATCTAACAATTACTGGTGACGATCTCACCATGAACACTAACACTAGTGGTGCCGCTCTTATTGGTGATGGTACAAACTTTAATCCTGTTGCCATATCTGGTGACATAACCATAGCAGCAAATGGAACAGCAGCAATTGGTTCTGGTGTTATTGTTAATGCGGATATTAATAGTTCTGCCGCAATAGCAATGTCTAAAACTGCTTTTACAGCAGGAACTGGTGTAAGTTTATCAACAAACACACTAAGTGTAGACGCGGCACAAACAGGAATTACATCAATATTAGCAACAGATGTTAAGATTGGTGAAGATAACGAAACAAAAATAGATTTTGAAACTGCTGATACAATTAACTTTTATGCAGGTAATGAAAAACAATTAATACTTACAGATGGTGCTTTAACACCGGGTGCTGATAATATATTAGATCTTGGTAGTGCTAGTGTTGAATTTAAAGATGCATTTTTTGACGGCACTGTAACAGCGGACGCTTTTGCTGGTCCTCTAACAGGTGATGTAACTGGTAATGTATCTGGAACGGCAGCTACTGTAACTACTGCGGCTCAATCAAATATTACTTCTCTTGGAACACTAACTACACTTACTGTTGATAATATAATTGTTAATGGAACAACAATTGGTCATACTGATGATACAGATTTAATTACTCTAGCAGATGGTATTGCCACTGTTGCAGGAGAAATATCCGTAACTACATTAGATATTGGTGGCACTAACGTAACATCTACTGCGGCAGAATTAAATTTACTAGACGGAGTTTCTGGATTAGTACAAGCAGATTTAACTAAACTTGCTGCTGTCGATGCAACCGCCGCTGAATTAAATATTATGGATGGTGGTACGTCTGCAACATCAACTACTTTAGCAGATGCAGATAGATTAGTAACAAACGATAATGGAACGATGGTGCAGGTAGCACTGTCTGATGTAAAAACGTATTTAACAAGCGCAGGGTTCTCATCAGAAGACCCTACTGCCCTTGCAATTGCGCTCGGATAACAATATAATAGGAGGATAAATGGCTAATACTTTTAAAGTTGTAACTAAAGCAAATGTTACCAGTGCTGATGT